AGACAGGTCTTTTCATTGCTACATAGTAGGCAAGACCAGAAACTAAACAAGGCACAAACCTAGGAGGAATAAAGGATGTGGTAGTTCCTGATATCCCTGATGATATTCCGTCAATGCCTACTATTCTGTAATAAAATAAAGTATATGTCTGTGCACTATCTGGTATCGGATAAAATGTCACATCTACTTTATCACTTAATCTCTGTATAAATATTTGTGTGGGTCGACCTGTCACGTTCTTATTTGCTGTTTGTGCATATGTTGAAACAGTTATTCTTGTTAAATTTGTATCTGTTTGATTTGTTCCTGTACCTGTTCTTATTTGATGTTCTAATAAATCTACAGTATCCGTAGGCAAGGTATAAGTAGAAGTTCCAGATGTTAACGATTGTGTTCCCTCTGCTATGGTCCAAAGATTTAACCCTCTGTTTTGCCACTCCGCAGTAAGAATATTAAACGATCTTCTAATTGTTTTTAAGTCATATCCAGTCTTCATATCAAGACCAGCCCTCTCATAGGCTTCTTGAAATATATCTGGAAGATCAGGGGTTACTACTGGCATATTTTAACTTCTCCATAACATTACGAGTATTTTCTAAATCTTGCCGTTTTTTTAGCAATCTTTTTGGGCTGTTTAGATACTTGTTTACCTTTTCGAGTTGCCTTGCGTTTAGCAGCCGTAGAGGCGGCATATTCAGAGGGAGAAAGAGCCTTAATCGCTGCCGAAGGTAAATAACGTTCACCTGTTGCTTTTTTCCCTTGTGTACTAGGTTTACCACTTTTGGTTCGCCATTTTTGTTTAGTCCAAGCACGAAGTGACCTCTGTGATTTTTTTAATGCCATATTTCATTATACCCAAAATTTTATAGTTTGACTACTCATCTTGTTTTCTTTTGTCTCCTGATCGCTTCTTTCGCCCTTTTCGCAATTTGGGCTTGTTGATTTTTTCCAGCAACTTTTGCCCTTTGTTCCATAACTGTGAGGATTTGAATTTTTCTAGCAAAAGGCTTATTAATATTTTTAACCTTTCTAGCAGTTGCACGAGCATCAGCAACAGTTGCGTACTTAATCCTAACAGTATCTTTTGGATTTTCGTCAGTATAGAGTCTCCTGCCTGTACCTTTAGGCTTTTTCCCTGTTCCAACTTTTGGATCTTTTCTAACCATTTATTTACCATTTCTCTTTTTTCTCTTTTGTTTACTTGGAATTAATCCTTTGTTTACTGCTCTTGCTCTCTCACTAAACCCCAATTTTTTACCTGATTTAAGTTTACTTTTTATTGTTGAAATCTTTGCTACCATTATTTTCCGTTCCTATTCATTATAGCACTGGCGCCCATGTATGCAGCCACAATGCCACCGCCTGTCAGATAAAAAAGGTTGCTAATATCTGAAAGTGCTTTAACTCTTTCAAGATCAACAAAGAACATGGCAATAGTAAAACTAGCCATTGCAATTAAACTGGCAGTTGCCATTCGTCTTTGTGCTCTTTGTTTTCGTAAATCATGCTCAAGTCTCTTTATTTCAGCCATGTGACTAAATTCTTCATCGCTGACCACACCGTCATTATTGATATCGTAGGAACTATATTTTGATGTTTGTTGTAATTTTTTTTGTGTCATTTTCTACTCTCTTTGTATAACCAGGCAAGAAATACAACAAATCCTACAACTGTAAAAAATAATACAACCCAACCTACACCTTCCCATATTTTCCGTATCATCTCCTGTCTCTCATAAATATCTTTTTTTCTCTGGAGCCTTATCTCTTTTTCCATGTGTAAAATCTCATTCCATGAATTAGCCCCATAATGAAAATTTATAAATGACTTTAGTTCCTGTCTTTGTGCCTCTAACTTTTTCTTTGCAGTGAAGGCTTCTATGGCACTCGCTTCAATTTCTTTGCCTTTGAATAATTTACGAAGTGGAGATGCATTTTTCGCTGATTTTTCAACATTGTCCACATCTGAAACAGCACCCATCCAGCGACTTAAATCTTTACCCATAGATTCAATTTCACGACCTGCTGCAAATCCAGCCTTGATTGCGCTAAATGCTTTTGATGCTGCCGTTATAGCAAGTCCTATTGAAGCTGGGTCCATTATCCTCTATAACCTCCACCCTTGGCTTTATATTGTTTTGCAAGCATTTGAGCTTTTCTAGCACTCCACTGTCCTGGTCTACCACCTTTACCACCAGCCTTTATTCTGTTAAACAAGGCTTTTCTCATTGTTGGCTTTGTATAATTACCTGCTTTATTGACTGTGCTTTTGCCGCCTTTCTTCATCATCTTTACCATTCCACCTGCTCTCATGCCATTTGATGAGCTTGAAGATGTTGTTGATGATGTTGATGAAGCTGGACCATCATCTAAGTTTTTGGCAGTTCTAATTATATTTAAATCTCTTCTGTCATCTCCTGTAGATAAAAATCCTCCAGTCTTAAGTCTCATTGGCATTTTCATAAAACCTCCTATGTGCTTATATTAGCCATTCTGTCACAAAGTCTTTGTGCTCTGTTAGTTACTTGTCTATACCATCTCGAGTCTTTCATCTCTTCACTTGCACTAACAAAGTCTCTATTATCCACATGTTGTTTCATCTTCAAAAATCTGCTTAAACGAGGTCTACCCAAATTAAACATCATATTCGCAATAACTCTTTGGGCTTCTTCTGGTAAATCATCAAAATCATTATAAAGATATTTGCACTCCTGTATTGTGACCTGTATGTCTTCATCAAACAATTCGTTAACTCTTTCTTCTTCAATCTTTGTTCCTACAGGTAACCCACTTTCTGGATCTGTATCTTTTATAAGATGCCCCACACCCAGCGTTGGCAGAGAAAGATGATCGAGGTATATTTCGTATTTTACACCCTCATCTACTTTTAATTCATCTCGTAATTTATCGATGTTCATTATGTAATTTTCCCTTTGGTCATCCCTTTGGTCGCAATACCATCTATAGGTCTTGTTCTTTTCACAACTCCACCTGCCATCATTTTCTCCATAGGTGTTGCTTCGGCTGCTCGTATGCCTCTGGCTTTGTCTCTTCTCTCTTTTGCAAGGACACCAATTAAATTTGTTTTAGGCAACATAGATGCTAATTTAGAAAATGGACCTTGCCCTTTCATAATACCATAGACTGGACTTAGCGCAGAAGCTAGTCCACCCAAGCCTCCACCCTTTTGATAACTCATCATTTTTTTTCTCATTTTATTTCCTTTCATTTGATTTTTCATTGAGGATCTACTAATCAACACTTCCACCTTCGTCTTGCTTGTCGTAATCTACTGTTAGGATTTTTCGCTGCTTTTGGAAATTTTTTCATTTGACCAGCACTTCTAGCACAAAAAGATTTTCTTCTCTTAGCCGCTTTACTCCCAGGTTTAACTTTGCCAGTGACAGCAGTTTTTAATTTACTGCCTGGATTATCTCTTCGATAACGAGCAACACCAGCCTTTGTCATTCCCGCCCCAGCTTTTGTGGGGCGAAAATACTTTTTGGTTTTAGGTGGCTGTTTATCTGCCTTCCTAGCCACAATTCACCTATGCAAAAAACACAGTCATAAATGCGAATGTTGCTGAGGTATAAGATATAAATGAACCATCTCTGCAAACAACACCTTGCTCTGGTATGGTAACATCTCGTGAAGTTTCATCATCTCCAATAGTCCTTAACTGCATAACAGTTGTCCCAGTTGTAGACCCTTCAACGAAATCTATTGTACCAGCTGTAGCTGAGTTCACAATCATAACGCCTTTTATTCTTATGCTTCCACCAAATATTACATCTTTAACTGTGGTTGCTAAATGACCTAACTTAATATTAGCCGCTGGTTGAGCTGATACAGAAACCGCTGTAACTGTTTTAAAGAACTTACTACCGTCATGTGTTGTAGCAGATCCTGTTAAGGTTATCGTTTCTGTTTGGACTGCACCCAAAACATCAGTGCCAGTTATTGTGACTGTTTTACCATTGTCTCCAGTCCCAGCTGTTGTAACAGTTAATAGCTGCCCACCAGTAAAAGTTGCAACACCTCCACTAGCATCTGCGCCATTTATTGTAGCATCTGTATTAGGTCTTTGATTTGCAAAAACAGAATCATCATCGGCAGCATTTGCATCGGCTGTAATTAAGATAGATTTTACATCTGATCTTGATGCCATGTTTGCCTCCCTTTAAAATACAGAATATTCTAATTCTACTGTGAATCTACCTGCTGTTGCATCTGCATTTAATGTTGTCGTTGCCGCAGCATACAAAACATTACTTGCGATTGGAGCAGTTATATTCGGTTCAAATACATGAAAGTTTCCTGCTGTGTTATTAAAATTAATGTCAATTTCAGTTATAGATAAAGCAGCAGACAATGTAGTTGAAAAAGCTGCAACACCTGCCCCCACAATCTCTGTTCCTGAAGAAACTGCTGCATTAGTTGCTGTGCCACTTGTTGCACTTAATTGTAAGCTTCCAGCTAGTGTTTGACCTGCTGCGGTTGTAATACCTACTACAGCTTTATGAATAAAAAACTTTGTTGCTGTCACCAGTTCATCTGGATGATCTGAATTAAGAGTTCCTAATTCAACAAGCACATCACCATCAGCATAAGCTGATGCTGTGTCTGTTGCGGCTAGAGAACCCACAAAGGTTTGAATTTTTCTTGAGCCTAAAGATATTAGCTGACCTGTAGAGTTTACTGAAAAGCCAGTTTGGGTAATAGCACCTGTAGTGCTATTTTCATTTATTACATTAAATCCACCCTTAGATCGGACTGGACCTGAAAAAGTTGTATTAGCCATGTTACACTCCTTGTCTTGGCAAATGTCAAAAAGTGCATGTGCACTTTCTGTCAAGGGTTAAAAGGGGACATTGCTGTCCCCTCGGATAGTTATGCTCCTGGTGAACCAAACATCCCTAATGGATCTGATACACCGAATGAGTATCTTTCACGAGCTTTGTATCTTACATTGCCTGTGTCAAAATCTCCATCCATAGAAGTTGCCATAGGTGTTCTGACAAACATCTTCATGCCGTTTGGAACATCAGTAGTTAAAAAGAAGGCATCAGTATCTGTTAGATAGTGATTTATAGCAAATCCTTCTGGTATACTACCATTTGATCTTAAGGCATTAATATCGTTGTCAGCAGTTCCTGTTCTTCCTTCTGTCTGCAATAGTCTTGTTGCGACAAACATTAATGCAGGTGGAATGATTAACTTTCTTGGTCTTGCTGCAATCAATAAACCTCTTTCGTCTACGAAAGCTGCAATATCAATTACCATCTGCTCAAGAGATGTTTCATTCAAATCCGCATTTGTTGTTAGTCTATTCTTATTGTTACCTCCAGCCACTGTTGGGTGTGCTGTGTTAAACAATGTTACACCATCGCCACTTTGAAAAGTATCAAAGCCTGTGTTTAGCAATGCAGCGGCTTTAGTTTGCTTTGTATAAGCCATTGCTCTAGCTAATGCTTTCGTATAACGAGCTGACAATGAATCATAAAGATTATCTTCCATTGCTTCTTCTGTTATTGAAAAGCCCATAGCCACAGTTTCGTGGTTGTATCTTGAAGTAAAAGACTCTTGCGCTGAGTCAAAAGATATAGCTGACCCTTCAGGCTTAACTGGTGCTGCACCAAAACCTGACAACTTGACTTCTTCTTCAAAGCTTCTCTCTGAATTTTCTGTCTCATATATCTCAGCATGTTCATCTTCATACTTTTCATACTCAAGACCAAATAAAGCATTAAGTCCTGGTAATAACTCCTTAAGGAGTTGTGCTCTTGAAATCGCCATTTATCTCTCCTTAAGCTGCGCCACTAGTTGATGACAACTGATGATAGTTAAACTTACAAAC